GGGGAGTATTCTATCATGTCTGAAAAAATATTTGAAAAATTTTATAAAGTATTAGAATAAATGTTTATATTTGTGGACTAGCATATTATACTTTTTCGGTTAAGTATTTTATCTGATTGATTTTTTTTTAATTATAAGCTCTGAGATTAAAATCTTGGGGCTTATTTTTTATAGGTTATATTATGGCAATATTTGATAGGCAATACAAGAAGATATTAGAAGAGATTTATTACAATGGGTATAAGTATCAGGATCCAAATAGAAAAGGTGTAGAGAGAATTGAGATCCCAATGATTAATATTTATTGTAGACCATCTATATCTTTTCCTGCATTAACTACAAAAGAGATTTATTTTAAAGGAGCAATAGCAGAGTTGTTATTCTTTATGTCTGGTTCTACTGATATAAGGAAGCTTTGGGAAATGGGTGTTAGATTCTGGGATAAGGATTGGGCCAACTTCCACGAGTACTCAGAGGCCTCTGCAAATTATTTATATGAAGGTTGGAAAGCAAAGAAAAAGGAGCACACTAGTAAAGCTTCAGCGTCTATATATAGTATGGGTAGAATCTATTCACACCAATGGAGAAATGCCAATGGAGTTGATCAGTTATATAACCTTGTTTCTTCCATGATTAATACACCTATGTCAACATCATTAATAGTTAACTCTTGGAATCCTGCAGACTTACCTAGGATGTGTTTACCTCCGTGTCATTATTCATTCCAAGTAATATGCCAGCCTGTAGAAGATACTTATAAGTTCACACTTGCATGGAGTCAAAGGTCTACAGATTTTTTCTTGGGTACTCCGGTTAATGTAATGTTCTATGCAGCACTAGCACAAGTACTAGAAATATTCACGGGATATAAATGTATTGCAGTTATTGGAGAGTTAAAGAATGTCCATATATATGATAACCAAATTGAGGTAGCAAAAGAGTTGATGGCTAGAGATCCAGAATTATATCTTGATAGCAGATTAGAAATAGATAAATCTAAGTTTAAACTTTTTTTGGAAAATCCATCAGCTTTAAACTTTAATAGTGTAATAAATTTATTATCTTTACAAGACTTTAACTTGGTGGGGTACAAGTGTTATCCAAAGTTAAAAGTAGATATGTTAAGTTATAATAAAAACTAAAAATTATGAGTACAGCGTTTAAGAGTCTAAAAGGACGTAGAGTATTGGTGAACCAACCAGAGATGAAAGAGTCAGCTATCCAATTGAGTGAAGCAGATAAAGCACACATTGAACAAGAGTCAATGAAAAAGTGGACACGTTTAGAAGTGTTTGCAGTAGGTGAAGAAGTTAAAACTGTAGCAGCAGGTGATTCAGTTTACATTTCAGTAGCAGCAATTAAAGGTGCAGAAGTTATTGAAGTAGATGAAACTATCAAGCTTATGCTTAGTGAGTATGATGTTGCAATTGTTTGGTAAGATGTCTGAATTAGTTTGTAACACATACAAGAAGATGGTTGATAAACCTGAGACTTCTACTACATATAAAAAGAGTATGAAAATTATGGCTGAACTTGCTGCAAATAAAACTAATGTAATGTATGAGGATTATGTTAGAAAAACTCAATCTAATCCTTATGTAGGAGTTGATCCTTTTGCAGGTCAAAAACCTAAAGCAGTAACCCTACCTGGTAACACACTAAGACCTTCTCATTATGGAGGAGCTAATAGTACTTATGAAGTATTCAATGTACTTGAGGCATGGGGATTAGATAAAGACTTTTACTTAGGTAATGTTATCAAGTATATTGCAAGAGCAGGTAAAAAAGATGCTACTAAAGAATTAGAGGATCTGGAAAAAGCTGAAGTGTATTTAAAAAGAAGAATTACTGAACTGAAAAAATGAGATGTTTAATTGTTTTATTATTACTGTATTCATGTACCCCACATATAGTTGGTCCTAACTATAATCAAGGTAAAACTCACAATTCTGATCTAGGTAATAGAGAAAGAGTTGTAAGAGGTGAGGATGCAAGAATGAAAAATGCAATGATAAAACATAGAGTATCTGCAAGACGCGGTTTAGTTAAAACAAAAAGAATAAGAAAAAAGAGTGGTAGAAGGTTTATTAATTAAAATATTATATATACATTAGCACTCCTTTTCTTCTCAGACTTCTCGCTGAAAAAAGATTCCTGGTAAGTTTATACTTATTGGGAATTTTTTTTATATTTACATGCTCTAATATTTAAACGTATTGACAAGATAGGTAAGGAAGTCCCAGATTAATTATCTGGGATTTTGTTTTTATATTATTATTGTGTATATTATATTATATATATTAATTAAAAAAATAAAACATGGACATTTTAAATTTTATTTCCTGGATTAAAGCAAAGCGTTTAACAACTGCTCCTCCAGATGGTTCTCTAATTGCTGTTGGTGCACCATCAACTAAAAGAGATGATAAGTATCTTACTGTAGCAATGACATTAAATGATGCAGTTGCTGCAGGTTGTCAAGCTAATAATACTCTTAAGACAGGTATCTATGATAATTATCCTTGGATTATTACACCAGTAATGTTACCTACTTGTACTAGAGTAGAAGATACACCAGCTTTTCCAACTATGTTTGCTGCAAACTTATTAGGTTATAAAGTATCAGGATCATATGATTTAAGTGAGAATGATACTATTTTAGTAGAATATATTGGTACAGTTGAAAATGTAAATGGTAATTATTTATTTGAATTACCGTGGAAAACTGCAGGAAGTGTAGGTGCATATGTTGATGTACCATTCCCAAGTCCTTTTGTAGGTGCTTTTGCAAATGGTGCTATTATAGCAGATGATAATGGGAATGCTGTACCAGCAGAACTTATGACAATTGCAGTTGATTTTTATGCACCCGGAGCTGCAGATTTATATTTGGTAATTGCAAGTAATACAGCAGTTGATGCTATGTATGCTGCAGTATCATTTGAATTTGAGTTTTTAGAGATTGAAGGAGAAACACTTAAATTTACACATTATTAATTTTTAAAAATATTTATCATGGAAAGAAAAACATTTGGTAAAAAACCAGAAGGATGGGGTACTAAACCAGAAGCAAGAATGATGGCTACTGAAGTAGAACCTAATAGAGCAAGAATTGAAGCTAAGATAGCAGAGATGAAAGCAGCACTAGAAGCACAATATAAAAAATAATTAACTATAAAAAACAAATAAAATGGCAGCACCAATAGCATTAAGAGAATCAAACATTAAAGTATATGCATCAGTATTGATGGATAACTCAGTATCATTAGAAGAAAAAGCAGTAGCATTATGTAATTTTTTTATTATTACAAATAGTAATACTAATATATATAACACATTTGGATTAGGAGTATATTTCCGTGATGAGGATTCAGGTGATATTAAAACTACACATGTACCTGTAGTATCACCATCTTAAGTAAAAACATTAAAAAAATAAATACCACAGATATAGTATATTTGTGGTATTTTAATATATATAATATATAAAGCTATGTTAAATAATATAACAAATTATACTAACCTTATTAATCATAGAAAGGTTAGAACACTATTAGAAGCAACAGACTTGTTCACGGTAGGTGTAAGAGATCCAAACTTCTATGGTAATTACCAACCAGCATTAATAACTACAACTGATTTAGTTAGTAGTATTGCTAGTTTGTTACCTCCAACTACTCCTACTTGGGGAACTATTATTGGTAACATTAATACTCAAGGTGATTTAATATCTTTATTAAATGCTAAACAGAATAATATTAATTTAACTACATCAGGTTCTGGTGCAGCTACATTAATTGGATCTACATTAAATATTCCAACACCAGCTGCTCAAACTTTTTCTTCATTAACTACAACTGGTTCATCTGGTGCTGCTACATTAGTAAGTGGAGTTTTAAATATTCCTAACTATGCTGGTAGTACATTACCTTATTGGTTAGAATATGATGCAACAGATCTTACTATATGGAATAACGGTAAAGGTAATATTGCTACAAATATTTCTTTTGGTGAAAGTGTACTAACTTCAAATACTTCAGGTATTCAAAATACAGCAATTGGCGGTGGTGCATTACAAAATAATACAACCGGTGGTCAAAATATAGCTATTGGTTATTTAGCATTATTATCTAATACTACTGCAAGTGGTAATACAGCAATTGGAACAACTGCTTTAAGATTAAATACTACTGGAATTAATAATACTGCAGTAGGTGATACAGCATTAAGAGGAAATACTACAGGTAGTTATAACATAGCACAAGGTTATCAAGCATTATGTAATAATACTACAGGTGATTTTAATGTAAGTTTAGGTTCTTATTCTTTATTAAATAATACTACTAGTTCTACAAATATTGCTATTGGTAGTTATGCATTATATAACAATAATGTTGATCAAAATATAGCAATTGGGTATAGTACTTTATATACTAATGCAACGGGTATACTAAATGTTGGAATTGGTAATAATACATTGTACAACAATACTACCGGTGGTCAATCAGTAGCTATTGGTGTTGAGGCATTGTATTCTAATACAACTGCAAGTTATAATGTTGCCGTAGGTAGACAAGCTTTATACAGTAATACTACAGGAAACAATAATGTTGCATTAGGATTACAAGCTTTAAGACAAAATATAACTGGTACACAAAATACAGCACTTGGTACAGAATCATTGTATAATAATACAACTGGTAATCTTAATTCTGCTGTTGGTAAATCAGCATTATATGCTAATACTATTGGTTATCAAAATACAGCTTTTGGAGCTTTTGCTTTATATTCAAATACATCAGGTAGTGATAACTTAGCAAATGGTAATGTAGCATTATATAATAATACTACTGGATCGGTAAATATTGCAATTGGAAATCAATCACTATTTTATAATACAACAGGTGATTATAATACAGTAATAGGTTATGGTGCAGCAAATAATAATACAATAGGTTCATATAATACAATTACCGGTGCTAATTCATTAAGAAATAATACTACAGGTAATAGTAATACAGCTAATGGTTTTAGTGCATTATATTCAAATATAAGTGGTACAGATAATACTGCTATTGGAAGAAGTGCATTATATACTAATAGTACAGGCAACAGTAACGTAGCGGTTGGAGCTGCTGCATTAAGCGGTAATACAACCGGATTTAATAATATAGCAATTGGTGCTCAGACAATGACTGCTAATACTACTGGAGCTGGTAATATAGTTATTGGTGTAAATTCTGAAAGTGGTAATTTTAATAGTTCAGTAATTATAGGATCAAATGCAACAGCAACTGCTAGTAATCAATTTGTTGTAGGATCAGCAAGTATTAATGCAGGTTCAGTAACAGCAGAAGTTAACGCTTCTACTCAAGTATGGAATGTAGTTATCAATGGTGTAGCAAGAAAAATCTTATTAGCATAATAATTAACTTAAAAATAACTAAATACAATGGATGTTTTAAATTTCATCTCTTGGCTTAAGAGCAAGAGACAAGTAACAACAGTAGATGCTTCTCAAACTTTAATCCCATTAGGGTTAAAAGATCCAAGAAGAAGTGATGGATATTTACCTGGTGCAATATCAGTAGAGGATTTGGCGGGTTCACTTACCCCAACTTTTACTAATGAAAACACACCTTACGGAACAGATGCATTAGCTATAACAGAACAATCTTTTAATGTTGCTATAGGTGCATATTCAATGGATCAAAGTATACATGGTGGTAATAATACTGCAATCGGTGCTTTAACATTAAGACATGCAAATGGTTCAGCAAATACAGCAGTAGGTTTTTTAGCACTTAATAATAATTCAAGTGGTGATGCAAATACAGCTATAGGACAAGAAGCATTATCTAATAGTACAACAGGTCAAAGTAATACAGCTATAGGTTATCAAACATTATTAAATAATACAACAGGAGTTTATAATACATTTGTTGGTATAACTGCAGGAACAGGTATAACTACAGGTTCTGGTAATGTAGGACTTGGTTGGAGCACTTTATCAGGAGGTCCTAATGGAACAGGACAAAATAATATTGGAATTGGTCAACTTGCTGGAGAAAATGTTGGTGCAGCGAATTTTAGTATTGCAATTGGTTCAGGAACACAAATTAACGGATACTCAAGTTCTATAGTATTAGGTCAGAATGCAAGTGCAACTGCAAATAATCAACTTGTAATTGGATCTCAATCTGTTGGTGAAAATATAGGAACTATAGCAACTGAAGCATTAACACCAACTATATCTTGGGCAGTAAGAATCAATGGAGTTGACTATAAAATTCCATTACAAGTAGCATAATAAAAAATAAATATATTAACTTTACAAAAAACAAATATCATGGAATTAGAATTAACAGCAGAGCAAGTAGCAAAATCAGTATCAGC